TTCACAATAATACCTCCACAATAGTTTAATAAATCTTATAGTATCTTTTATAGGGTGTATTTTACTTATTCTTTCCTTAAAATAAATACATTGAATCGGAACATTTACAATTTCCATTTTAGCTTTTCCAGCTTTTAATAATAATTCACTTTCAAAGTCAAATCTATTTGATACTAAATTTAAATTAAATACATCTTTATGTATAAGTTTGAATCCACATTGACTATCATATACTTTTTGTTTTATTAAATAACTTATAATAAAACTCATTAGTTTATTAGTTATTTTCCTAATAAAGGGCATACCTTTGGGATTGTGCAATCTATTTCCTATTATAATTTTTGCATCTGGATTTAATTTTAATGCTAATTCAAATTGATTAATATCATCCAAATTAAATTGATTATCTGCGTCATAAATTAAAACATAATCATATCCCATACTAAATGCCAATTTAGCCCCTATTTTAATAGCATAGCCTTTTCCTATATTTGGAGAATAGGAATATTTTTGATGTTTATTTAATTTATTAAATAATATATTCCAAGTTCCATCTGTAGAACCATCGTTTATTACAATGAAATTATAATGAATTTTTTTAATAGAATTTATAGTATTTTCTATTATTTTTTCTTCATTATAAGTTGGAATTATTATCAAACAATTCATTGGTAACATCTTTTGCCTCTTCCATTTCACTTAAATCTTTTGGACTTATTAAATAATAAGGAATTTCTTTTATTAAATTTATACCTATTTTATGAAATAAATAACCGACAGTTCCTGAACAAACATTTACTAATGGTTGATTTCTTAATCCTACTTGTATTAATGAAATTATAAATAAAATATCTCCAGGTTTTTTTAATAATGTTAATTTATTTATTTCTTCAAATAATAGTATTTTTCCATAAGAAGTTAATGTAAGAAATCTAATTAATTTTATTTCATAAAGACATTTTAAATATTTTTTAATAGGTTTAATTTTATTTCCATTAGATAAACAATCAAATAAATTTTTATTATCAATAATTAAAGCTACATGATTCCATTTACTTTTTGTAAATGCTTGAATAGCCCATCCAAGCCAATCATATTTATATCGAATAAGTAGAATATCTCCGCATTGTGGCATGATTATTTCCTTTTTATTTTTATAAATCCTTTACATTTTTTCCCACACTTACAACTACAATCTTTTATTATTAATTTCCCCTTTTTATTTATATAACAAAAACCACAAATAGTAAAATCTCCAGAATCAAATTTCCAATCTTCTGTATCTGGAATACTTAGATAATTTCCATTCCTATTTAATTTAATACCTATTTTCTTTTTCATAATTATCTCGCAGGACTTGGTTTTTTTAGTAATGCAATAAATTCATCTAACGATTTATATTTTTTTTGTATATTATCATTAGATTCATATAATTGTTTCATTTTTCTTTTTTTATTTTCATAACTTTTAATAGACCTTCCATGTATCCTACTTTTTCTTTCCATGTTAATCTCCTTTTTTGCTCTGTTTTATTCCTTTTTTTAAATTATCTTTTGCCCACAAAGGCTGTAAATTGCTATAATTAAAACATTTTATTTGCTCTGATTTTTTACTTAAATCAAATGAAGCACAAGGTTTAATGTGGTCTATATGCCACTTACCATAGTTCTTCCAAGACATACCAGACTTAAACTTAGATTGCAAATATTGTTTTAATTGGTCTATAGAACAACCTATTAATATCATTGTTGACTCTGATTTTGTATTTCTCCTAATAGATTTGCATAATCTTGATGATAAATTGCATCTTATTCTAAAATTTATATCATTTCTGAGTTTTGTAATTCTATATTTTCTTTCGTATTTATTTATTTTTATTATATGTTTTATTCTATATATTTTGTATTGTTTTATTATTTTATTTTTATTATTTTCAAGATATTTTATTCTTTCTTTTTTATGTTTCTTTTTATAATTTTTTTGATATTTCGCTAATTTAATTTTATTTTTTAAATAATAACTTCTTATATAATTTTTTGTTTCTTTTTTGTGTAATAAACGATATTCTTTTGCTTCTTTTTTATGAGTTTTCCTATAATTTATTTGGTATTTTTTATTTTCCATAAAATTATGTTTTAATAGTAAATCATTATAAAAATAAGCAATGACATCATTCCATAAATCACAGTTTCACTCCACAACAATTGTAAATTAAATAAACGATAAACACCTAAATCTCTCCAAGATAGTGTAGAAAATGTAATTATAATTCCAATAGAACAAATAATATATGTTAGCCAATTATGTTTTATTAAAGGAATACAAATACAAAATAAAGCAATTAATAATCCTATTGTTCCTCTTGTAAATATATCAGCTAATAACTGTTGATACTTTGGATAAAGAGAAAAATATTCATACCAAAATTCACCTAATAAACTTGGCTTAGGGTCAGATTCACAAGGTATTCCATATCCCATTCTTAAAACAACAGCTATGCCTAATAAAAGCAATACTAAAGGATGATGTAATACAATAAAAGCAATAGTAAGTAATATAACAGGAATTAATATCTTTCTATAAATAATTCCAGCACCAGCACCTGTCAATGCTCCTAATATTCCGTTTATAATAGATATGATAAAAATAAATATAAAATTAAACATTTAATTAAACCTCCATATTAGTTTATAATAAATACTATAATTTTTTGATAATATATTATCGGTTTCTAATCTTGTGCAAAAATTCTTATATTCAAAAGAATATTTAGTTTGAATAGATTTTCTAAATAATTCCAATTTAAAATAAGGAAGAAACACATCATACCCAAAAAATTCTTCCCAATCTATTCTTATTTCGTCTTTTGTTTTTTCTTCTGTTTTTGTGGGGCTATTTACATAATCTTTAAAATCATTATAAGCATAAAGATTTACAATTACTAATAAACTACTAATTAAAATAGTAATAGTAGTTAGATATTTTTTCATATAATACTCCTTTTCCATTTAGAATATGCAGACATTATTTCGTTAATTGTAATAGGTTTGAAAGCCCAAACATCTACTCCTACATTACAGCAATCAGTAAATGCTTCTCCTTTTCTATATCGTTTAAACATCCATTTTTCATGAACATGACCCACGAAGTTTAATCTAAAATGAACATTGCAATATTCTGGATTATGAGTTAAAAATATTCTTTCACCACCATAATTAATTACCATAGATTCATTAATTGTTTTATTCCTATTATTTTTATCATGATTTCCCTTAATATAAATTATATTTTTACAATAAATTCTATTTCTATAATATTCAAATGTATCTTTCCTTGCTTCTGGTGCTTCCGATGATTTAGTAAATCCAAAATCGCCTAAGAAATATAAAATATCTTCTTCTTTTACGATAGAATTTATATTGCTTATTATAGTAGTATCCATTTCTTCTAAAGTAAAGAAGGGTCTATTACAATATTTAATAATATTTTTATGGTTAAAATGAAAATCTGATGAGAAATATATCATTTTATTTCCTATATTTAAATAATAATCTAAGCATTATTATTAACATTAAAAAAGACGGAATATGACTCCCAATTAAAAACCATTGTTTTATCAAACTTGCACCTATTAAAAAAGTAGTATATCCAGATAGACAAATAAAATAGTATGGTAATGAAATATCTTTTACACATTTACTTTTATATGTTTTTATAATTTGAGGTAAAAGTTCAATAGCCCACAATAATCCTGCCAAAGAAAATAATATATTTGCCATTGATTGATTATTCATCTTTTATTCCTATATTTTGCATCAAATAAAGTTCTACCCTTTAAATGGTCTATTTCATGCTGGCATATAATCGCTTCTAAATCTTTTAAAATTAATGTTTCTAATTTGCCTTCTAAATTAGTATTTTCTACTATTATATGCCTATATCTCATAGTATTTACAACAATTCCTGGAAAACTTAGACAGCCTTCAGGGAAAATAATTTTACCTTGTTTATCTAAAATTTTAGGATTAATTAAATAATATTCTTTAAATTCTGTATGTTCTTTATTTAATGGTAGTCTAATAAACGATATTTGTTTTTGATAACCTATTTGATTGGCACTTAATCCATATCCTCGCCCTTGTAAGGAATAAACAGTATCTTTTAAATCTTGTAATATCTGCTTAATATCTTCTTTAGGTTCTATAGGTAAACAAGGTTTATTAAGCTCTTTAATATTATAAACTATTGGCAGTTTCATTTTTCAATCCTTTCGATATTCTTTCAAATAAACATAAAAGACATTCATTGTTTCTAAATATATTAAACTTTTTATGTATTACGCAGTATTTAAATTCATATTTTTTCATTTTGGAATAACTCCGATTAATAAATTCTTTTTAAAATTTAATTTCTTAATATACTTATCAATATTTTTAGCAGCTTCTTTTATATGTTTTTCATAATTAAAAATATATTCCTTATAATTAAAATTTTCATGCACACAATATGCTACAGTTTCCATAATTCGCCTTGTATCATCATAATATAATTTATTATCTCCTATTAATTTAGAAATAGCATAGTCTAATTCTTCTGGTTTTATTGGTTTCTGCAATTCTTTTATTATTATTTTATGGGCTTTATTTATATTTTTCTTATCTAATCCCAAATCTACTTCCCATTTAAGTTTATTATCACTATACATAGAACAATTAAATCCTATATGATATACTAAATTATTTTTTTCCCTTATTTCTGTAAAAAGTCTGCCACTCATATCATTATAAACAGATGTCAATAAATCGCAAGCATGAGTATCTACTAAAGAACTTATTCCATCTATATAGTTTCCTATTTTTATGTTGGATTGCTGAATATCTTTTCTTTTTTCATAATGTGTTGATAACTTTTTATTTTTAATATCTTTAAAGTTGTAAACATTGTTGGGGAAATAATAGTCAAGATTATGAACATCTTGTTTTTCTTTTACATCTCCAACTACAATTAATGTCATATTTTCTGGTTTATAATTTGTTCTATAATATTTTAGAATTTCTTTCCTATTTATATTATCTATTGTTTTTCCTGTTCCTGCTATTCCTATTTTAAAAGACCCTGATTTATAAAATTTATGGTTAAACAAATCTTCTAAATGAGCAGAGGGATTATCTTCATACATATTAATTTCTTGCCTTATTACTTCTCTTTCCTTATTTATTTCTTTTGATGAAAATAAAGGATTTAATAACATATCCTTTAATACATTTATGGCAACATTTTTATGTTTATTATCTATTTTAATCCAGTAGCATGTTATTTCATAATCGGTGAAGGCGTTAAGTATTCCACCATATCTTTCAATTTCAAAAGCTATTTGTTTACATGTTCTTTTTTTAGTTCCTTTAAATAACATATGTTCGATAAAATGAGATATACCTTTTACTCTATCTTCTTCCATTCGACTGCCTACAGGAACTACAATTCCTATTGTTGTTGAATTGCCAGATTTGGGTATTTGGATTATGTTCATATGTCAATCCTTTCTATATTATATACCTTACAAAATGCTTTGTAATGTTCTGGATATTGGCAACAATAAAAAGAATATTCATCACTTAAAAATTCTTGCATATAATTTACAAGTTTCTTATATAATTCAATATTGTATTTATATAATGTGCTTAACATATATTTTTCTGCTTTATATTCGTTTAATATTCCAATTCCTTTACTATTTTTTTGACTTGTCATTATATGTCCTAATTCATGTAGAACTACTCTATCTATATGATTTGACAAATGTTTTAATGTAATTATTTTAGAATTAAATCCTATTACTATGCAATTTTTTTTATTTTCAGTATAAGCTGAAAAATCTACGGAATCTTTTTCTTTTGTAGCATCTTTAATAACAATTTTTTTATTTATTTTTAATGTTTTTATCCAATATCTTATTCTATTTCTAATTATATTAGTTTTTGTCATAATATTATCCTACTATAAGTATACCACATTTTACCCTACTGTGTCAAGCCTTCTTATACTTATTTAATTCGATACTTAATTTTCCTACTTTTTCTTTTAGGTGTTTTATTTGCCAATCTATTAACCCATTTTTATTTCTTTTAAATCCAAGATTTTCAATAGATTCTCTATACGACTTTAACCTATCTTCCATATGTTGTCCTGCTTCTAATGCTTCATTTGTTAATCTATTTAATTCATCTGCCATATCCACAATTTCATTTCTCAATCTATTTACATCATCATATTCCAAACAATAAAGTTTTTGTATTAAACTTATTATTTGATTATGTATATTGCAAATAATTTTTGTATTCATTTATCCTTTTTAATTTCAATTATTTTATCCGCATAATTTAAAGCTACAGTATCTTCTATACCTGTTATAAATATAATTTGTTTATTTAATTTCTTATTTATTTCCTTCAAAAATTTGAAAGCATTTTCAATAAATGTAAGATTATGTATATTTCTAAAACTTTCATCCAGGACTAAGAATCCATTAATTTTTGTTTTTTCTAAAATTGCTATTCTTAAAGCAACAGAAACAATATCTAATATACCACCACCAGATGTATCTTTTGGGTCATAAGGTTCTTTAAAGTCTGGAGTAGATACTGCATAATCTAATTCTTGTAAATTGCCCCTTTTATTAAAGGTTAAATTAAAATTATAGTCCTTCTGAAAAATGTATCGAAGTGCGTAAGTTACGATGGATTCAAAACCTTCCTTAATACTTATCTTAGTTGATTCTTCAACAAGACGCAAAAATTCTACGGACTTCTTGTAGATTTCTTTTTTTCTACCTAAATCTACTATTTTGTCATTTGACTTATTTATTTGAGATAAAAGTAAATCACATTTACCCGACATAGAACTAATATCGGAATTAAGTTGATTTAATTTTTCTTCTAAGGAATCTATTGTATTATCTGTTGACATTTTTCTATTCCTTCTTTTATTTGTTCTTCCAATTCTTTTATCTTCGATTCTAATTGTTCATAAGTAATACCTTCATCTTTTAACTGCGAAAATAATAATTCTTTATCTTCATCTAACTTCTTTTTTCTTTCTTCTAATCGGGCTTTTTCTAATTTATTATTTTCTATTGTTTTTTCAATCTTTGAAAGTTCATTCTTATAGTCCATTTTTTTCACCTATCCTTTTTATAATTTCTTGTTTAACAGTTTCTTCCAGATTTTGTTCTTTTGCTAAATATTCTATAATTCCCATTAAATCTAACTGTTTTATCTTCTCAGTATCTAATGATGCAATAAACTTATTAATCTCCCCTTCAAAATTCTTTAATTGTTCTATCTTATCTAATTCAAAGACATCTTTACCTAACTTAGCACATTTTAGTGGTATAAGGCTTAAATTATCGGTTTTTGAGTCATAAATTGCCACTGTAGGCTTAATATCTGCTTCATCTACAGCAGACCGCCCTAAACAGGATATATTGGCTATTTTGACCCCTTTTTGTTGAAATTCTGACCATCCTTTGTGATTATGAGCTACAAATACATAGTCAAAGTCTGTTTTAAGTGCTTTTATAGGTAAATGCATAACTTTATCGGGTAACGACTTTAATGTTATTAAAGCGTGAATAACTGCTATTTTAATCTTATTTTCACGCTTATTAATTGACATTAATCCTTTTTCTTTTAAATCTGATTCAATTGAATGATAATAATCAAATCCTTGAATAAATAAATCTTCAGTTTCTATTGTTTCTAAATGTTCTACAAATTTAGACCTTCGTATCATATGAGATATAGAAGTTGCTCCTGATACATTTATATTTTTTCCAATCTCGCAATGATTTCCGTATAACATAAACCATTTTATTTTTTTACTTTCAATTCTGTCTAATACATCATCTACAATCGTGTTCGTTACAATCGGACTTTCGAAGAAATCTCCCCCATCTATTACAAAATCTACCTTGTTAATTTTCGCAATTTCTAACACTTCATCTAATTTTAATAACATGGATTCATAATAATTATCGTTCCTATTACAGGGATTTTTTCCAGATATATGAAAATCTTGTAGGTATAAAAATTTAGACATTATATTTCCTCAGCACATTCAAAACTCCAAATTCTTTCAAATCTTCTTTCATAAAAATTTTAATATTTTCTTTTGGGTAATTCTTTTTAAATAATTTAAATTTTTTAATTGCTTTTTTATGAAACCAACCTTTTATTTCAATATACAATTTCCATTCTGGTATATAAAAATCTGGACAATATGAACAATTTTCAAAATAAAATCTTTTAGATTCATGTAACCATTTAATTCCAGATAAATCTAAAAATTGTGCAAACAATGTCTCCCATGTGCTACGCATCCAAATATTTTTATAATAAGAACCAGTTATTTGATGGGCTATTTTTCCAAAACTATTATTTCTGTTTCCTTTTTTAGCACAAGATTTACAATGATGTGCTTCAACATTAAAAATTTCTTTCCCGCAATCTTCACAAAAATAGTGTGTATTTTTAGAATATTTTCCATGTTTAAACATTCCGTTTTTATCTCCAATATTCATTCCACTTGATTTTATATATTTATAATAACATAAACTACATCTTTTAGTATTTCTTGAGCTAACTATATTATCACAATCTAAACATTTAGGTAAACCACCTTTATAATTAGATTTGTGAGAATCGCAAATCCCAACTGCATGTCTTTTTTTCATTTCACATGAATGACATCTTTTTGTTTTAAGTAGAAACGCCTGTTTTCCTAATTTTTTATGACATTCAATACAATAACATTTTTTCTTCATAATTTTATATTGTCAATACATTCTTTTGTAATTTTTCTTTTACACATGCTACATATTCCACTTTCTGTAAGTAATTCTTTATATTTAATGCTGTCCTGTTCTATTTGTTTATTTAGATTATCACCTGTAGCTATTAAATTATCACTAATACTATTTATATTATTTATTTCCTTTATTATCTTCTGTAGTTTATTTAATTGCTCTATTTTATTTCTTAAATCATTTGTATTTATTTCAGGGATTTTTATTTTATTATTTAATTCTTCTAATTCTAATAAATATTTTTTATTTTCTTTAATGTTATATAAAAGTTCATTTAATGTTTCCAATTTATGAATATTATAATCTAAATCAGTTATAGTATCTTCATCTATAAGTTTTATTGATTCCATTCTTTTTTGATTATTAAAAATATCTAATTCAATCCTATCTATCTTTTCTTTATAATCATTAAGTCTAATGCTCTGTTCATTTGCAGTTTTAATTAAATTAAATTGTTCTGTTAATTTTTTTGCAATGTCTTGTTTTAATTTTAATTCATGCTCCATTTCTTCTAAAATTGTTTTATTTTCTTCCAGATTATTTTGTTCTATTCTTTCTTCCTTATTAATATGTAATAAATCTGAATTTAATCCCTGCATAGCATTATCTAATAAATCTGCACCAGTTAGTTTATTAAATAATTTATTACGGAATGTGCCAGCTTTGTCTAATAAAAATGGCATTGTTATTTGATTGGCAATATTTAATATAATTTCTTCATCATCTACTTCAAATGGATAAATACCTAATACTTTTTTAACATCTTCAGGTATTACCTTTCCTATAGAATCATATCTATTTTTATCATTCTCATTTATAATATAGGCATTGGCTGTATCTGATTTGAGTCTTTCAATAATATATCCAGTATTGAGCCAAATTTTAACTGATGTTTTTTTAGTTCCTGCTTTTCTAATGCAATTTCCTGTAGGCTCATTAAAATAAATCCATGTTAAAGCACGAACAATACAACTTTTTCCTATATCTGTTTCGCCTGTAACAATGTTAAACCCATTTGTAAAATCTAATTCTAAATGAGAATGTTTTTGAAAGTTTTCAAGAATTAGTTTTTTTATAAATAAGTTATTCATTTTTACCTTTTGGTTCATTATCTTTTTCTATAGTTTTCTTAAAATATAAATTTCCAGCTACATGATATATTACTATTCCTTCAGGACTTGCATATCCTGGTGATGCAAAACTTCCATTTCTTTTTAATAAATTTAATTCTGTTTCTATTATATTGGTATCGAAAATTCCTTTATAAATAACAGGAACTACATTGCAACATTCGGGGCAATATTTTTGTTTTTCTAATAATAATTGATTTCTATCTTTTACCCATCTACCTGTATTAAATAAACTAAACCTTTTTTCTTCTAATCCGTATCCTCTTTGTATTCCTTTTCCCCACCATTCTCCATAATGTATTCCTATTCCAAGTTTTAATAATTCTTCTTTATTTTGTAACGCCCAACTTGCAAATCCATGATTATCTGATTCTGGAGTAATCCATCGTTTTCTACTTCCAATTAAAAATTCTCCATTTTCTCCTATATAAATAGACGCATTTGTTCCATCAATCTTCTCAGTTATTATACATTCTCTTGATAATCTGGGTATTTTTTTAAATTCTTTAAAATCCATTAAATTCTCCTTTTAATCTATCCAAGAATTAATTTCTTTTTTAGTTATTTTATGTTCTTTCTTTTTATTTGGTTGCACTCTTGTCTTTGGATTTATTTTAAATGTTTTTCTTATAGGTATATAAACATTACAAGGTTTTCCACACTTAGAACATTCATAATACATAGTGCCGATGCTTGGATTTTTTTCTCCAATAAAATCTGACATACCATTACAAATTCTAATAGCAGCTCTACAACAATCGCTTTTTGCTTTAATATTAGATTTTTTCATAAATGTTTTCGCCAATAATTCGGTTGAACACTGTTCCATACATATGCACAAATGTTTGGTTTTTTAAAATTTACTAATCCTCTTTTTCTATAAGGATAGTAATTATAAATAGTATAAAACATTTCTATCATAAAATATAATGCAATTATACTTGTTATTAAAACATAATAATTTCTATCTATAAAAAAGAAATAAAATAATCTATATAAATCATTTCCTATAGCCATATTAATAAATTTCCTTGAATGTCCTTTACTTGATTTATGTTCTTTTATTTTTTTAGTTTCAAAATGATATTTTATTCCATCTAAATATCCCCAAATACATAAAAATAACCCGCAAGAAAATTTAATTATTTCATTATTTATAATAAATAAATTATACATATTTTTTTAACTCCTTTAGTTTATGATTATTAAAAAATTTTTTAATTTGCTGTTTACGATGTTTTAATTTTATATAAGGAATAATTTTATCTAATAATGCAGATGTTGCTCCATAATTATATATGTGCCAAGAATACATTCCTAATAAATTTTTATCTTCTACAATTTTTCCTACTTTAAATAATTTTTTTATTGTATTAATAATAGCATAATCTTTTTGAGAAATACCAAAATCAATCCATCTATCCTTTGAGGTTAGACTGCCCTCTCCTTCCCAAAAACCAATAAACCATAATAAAAAATCTTTTGGAATTAATTTTAATTGATTTTTCATTATTATATAATTTGATTTTGAACGATAATAATAAGCATGGGATAAACAACAGAATTTTTTATGGGAGGATTTATAACTAATAAATTTTTTCTTGCATAATAGACAGGATTTTTTAATTTTATCTACTTTATTTTTTTTAATATAACATTTTTTACATAATAATGCATAAAAATTTTTTGTTCTTTTTTTACACTTTTTGCATATATGAATTTTGTTTCTTTTTATAATCATTATCTTTATCTCCTACTATATAGTATACCATAAAACTATCTACTGTGTCAAGTGGGAGAGGGAGATTTATATCCCTCTCTTTTATATTACTTCACTACTTCTTCTTTCTTAACTTCCTTTGTTGGTATAGTTTCTTTTTCAATACCCATTTTTTCCATGATTTTTGCTGTATTTGTTCTACAATTTAATATAATCTTTAACAATTTAGGAATATATTTCCATACTTTTTCGGCAGCAGGAATATTTTCCTTGTCTATCGCATTATAATCATCGAAAAGCCCCTTTGCTGGAATCATCGTTATTTCTCCTTTCCTTATATTTTGTCCTGTTTTCTTAGGTATCTGTATCCTATGTATATTGCTATTTCTACTATTACTGTTACTACTACGCCTAATAGGAACATTATCTTCCTCCTTTAGTTTTTGTAATTCTGGCTCAAATTGTTTTAATATTTTTTCGGGTAAATTCATATATTTTTATTTCTTTTTGTTATAATAATCTAAAACAACTTTTTTTATTTCTTCTTCTAATTCCTGCGTTACTGGACTTATAATACTATAATACTTATCATCTTTACCTTTTTCTGTCGGATAAGCAACATACAATTCTGTTTCACTTTGGATAACTTTAAGTCCGCTAATCCTCAATTCATTTACTTCAACATCAGCAAATGCTTTAACTTTTTCATTATTAATGACATTCATCCTTAGCACCCTAATCATCTTACTACCTCCTTTTTGTTTAAATACCAGTTATTATCATACTTAAAACTAATAAAGCAACTACAATCCACATAAGACTTAAATCTTCATTTTTCACATCCTTCTCCTTATTTTAAAAGTCCACAAAGAGCTAATACAAATCCATCAGCTTCATCATTATCTTTTATATCTACATTAAATGCTTGTTTTAAGTATTCCATAACTAATTTCTTTATATCTACTTTTTTTACTTTACCTTCATTTTTTCCCCTTGTAAATTTTTCTAATTTTATTTCTGTTTTTTTCAATTGTTTATTTTTATTAAATCCTATTTGAGACCTTGCTGAAATAGGCATAATAAATTCTAAATAATCACATTCTTTATAAAATGCCATCCAAATTAGGGTGGCAAATCTTGTTAAAGACTTCAGGGTGTTGACATTCCTTCCGAACCAACTATCTTCTATTTCTATGATTTTATATTCCTTATATTTGGTTAGTTGTTGTTTAAATTTTTCTAATGCACCGATAAAATAAGACATTCTATTTTTTATATCATCTTTCGGATTTGTTTCTATTTTTTGTAAATCTTCAATAACAACATTTTTTTCATCAGATTTTAATATGCAAATTCCTGTATAATGTTCAGCAACATCAAAGCCGATAGATATAGAATTTTTTCTAATTCGCTTATTTAACTTTTTTTCAATATCTTTAATTAATAGTTTCATTTTTTGCCTTTCTTGATTTTCTTTTCTTTAATAGGTTTATCTATATTCCATCCTAACGCTTCAAATATTTTGTCAACTTTTTTATCTATATTTTTATCTATTACTTTTTTCCAATCTACATTTTTTATATGTGAATAATTATCTTCATCAAATACCAATATATCTTTCTTTATAGCTGTTTCTGAATCCTGTAATTCTTTTGTTCCTGTTTCTTTATTTTTTTTCATTCTACTTGATTTACGAGTAGTTTCTCCAAATGATTCTACATTAATATAATAAAATGAATCGCCTGGAACTTTTTTAAAACTCGGCAATATTTCCTGTGTATAAGTCAATCCTCTAACAAAAACAGGCACAGACCTATATAATGAAGCATCTTTGGTTATTTTACAAGGAAATCCTATATCTGTCAATGGCAATGTTTTAATTCTTTCTTTTTCTGATTCTATCCATTTTTCTATAGATTCTCTTGATTCTTCATTCATTACTTTTTCTAAAAGATTAGTTTGAAATTCTTTCATAAACTTACTGGAATCTGCTCGTCTTGCTTCAATTCCTTTTACTTCTTCTTTTACTCCATGAGATGTATTTAAATATCCTTTATAATGGCACAAAGAAACGATAAAAATTTTATCATATTTTCCTTCAAGGTCAAATGAAATGTCTATTATATCCTTATTATATCTTTCTTTAGCCCATTGTTTTATTAATTGATTGCATAAATCTTTTGGATTGTCGTTAGCTTTTACAAATACGGAATTATGCAAATTTACATTTCCCAATCCACCACAGAAATGATGATTTTCTGTTTCAATGTCATAAATATTTTCATTACTTTCATATTTTTCAATTTTAATTATTTCATTTGCAAATCTTATTCTTTTATCATTTTTATTTCGTATAATTCTTAATGCTATAACATTTTTTTTATCTGGTCTTATAATTAGAGAATAATCTTTATTTAAACTATCTAATATTGCAATTGTTCCTTGTATTAAAGATTTATCAATTGAAGTTATTGTTTCTATTTTATCTTTAGGGCAAATATATCCATCTCCTTTCCAATATCCTGTTAAAAATGATTCCTTTCCTTCTTTATTTGCATTTAATATAAACGAAGGTATCTTTTTAGCACCTGTTTTAGTTAAACACCAAAAATTGAACAACTCATATAATATCTTAGTATTTCCATCACCCAATAATCTATAAGTAGATGAACTTTTCCTACAATCTATAATTTTTGTAGGTATTCCATATTTTAATAATATATTTTTTGCCTTTAATAATAATTCTATTTTTTGATTATCTAAATGCCAAGATATTTTATTTAATTTTTTGTATTTTCCACAACTTCCTTCTGCTACCCAAAAACCGATTAACCAAGCCAAATCATTATCTACTTTACATTCCTCTTTTAATTTTATAGGATAAAGTTCTATTTTATCTCCTATTTTTAATTTATTTGGACAAATTGATTTATTGTTAATAACTAAAGAATGGTCTTTAGAAATTTCTATAAATCCTTTTCTTGTTAATATTCTATACATTTCTTTTTTTGTTTTATGTCTATAAATATATTTAATTTTAGTCCATCCTTTATCTGTCCATATTTTATAATTTTTAAAGGAAATATCATATTTAGACATTGTATTAGTTTTTGGAGATATGAACAAATCTTCTATAGGTAAAATTTCAATTCCTTTATTTGTTTTTAATGTAATCGGAGTATCTTTTGCACAACTATCAGTATCAATATAAATAACTTTCATTCCTTGTTCTTTCAATTTATCTTCAACATAATGCAACAAATCTCTAATCAAAAATGTAATTGAACTGGCTACTTTTATGTTGAATAATCTAAATATTTTTAATCCACAAATACCAAATAAAGAATTTACTACAGACTTAATAGCATCATATTTGCTTTGTAAATCTTTTGCTTCTTTACTTTCAGGGTCTAATAATTTTAATTGTTTTTTTAATTCATCTTTTTTATGTAATAATTTTCGTGCCATAGTCGGCAAAAGTGCATTTTGATTTTGAACAAACTTAGTTCCATTAACATTAGTTCCTTCATTTTCTTTTATATTTTGGACATCTAAACAGAAATTTACAATGGCAGAAGGATATGCTCCAGACAAATCAAGTTTAAATATGTCTTTATGTAAGCCTGTGTTTTTTTCTAAAACATTTCCTTTATCATCTTCTATATCACAGCGTCTAAAAGCACCTTCAAAAGTTACATCATCTGTATATTCTGCTGCATATTTTCTTGTTGGTAATATAATTCCTTTTTGTTTTGCTTCTTGTAATAGCATGTTATCAAGAATTTTTGAGTTCCAACTTAAATCTTCCCAATTACATTTTCCCATCCTACGAAGTTCATCATAATAATCTATTAATTTAAATTTCTTCTCTAATTCCATCATTCTGCGAACATCATTTATATTTTTTTCTTTAATTTTTGCTGACAATCTACTAAAATCTACTTTTTCATAACCTGTTTCATTTAAATGTGTTTGTGCAATGTTATCAAGGGCATAAGATTGTTCCCCTTTATAAACTTTTTTATACCATTCTAAATAATCTACTATTCCTAATCCCTGTGGAATAAATAAAATTTCACCTAAAGGTCTTGATTGTGCTATAGGAGATAATATATTAGGTAAATCTGTTCCCATAACAAATTTATATCTTCCACATAAATAAGCATAGTCAAAATTTATCATATTCCAAGCAGCAATAAAATCAAATTGATTATCCCTTAGCCATTTAACAAAATCATCTAATAGCTGTTTTTCCTGTTCTTCATAATTTTTCACAGCAATTCTTGGGTCTAAATAATCATTAATAAAAAATGTTTTAATTTCTCCTGTATAAGAATTTGAACATGAAATACATGATATAGGATATATAGGATTGCTTGCTTGTGGAAGTTCGGGGCATAACACTTCTATATCAATAAATGAATATTTGAGTTCACACTTTAAAAATGTTCCTATCTTGTCAATCGCATAACGCTTTGTATAAATTAAATCTGCTTCGTAAGATTCTTCATCTCTTCTTTTTGATAAATCTGATGGTCTGGAACAAATTATTTTTTTTGCTTTCTTTCCATCAATAGTTTTAAATAAACCTTTTTCATCTAATTGAAAAAAATAAGGAAAGAATGTAGGGTCTTTCATAACTTTTAGGTCTTTTCCAATTCTATAAAAGAGATATAATTCTCTTTGAATGTTTCCAATATTTGTAATAGGTAGGTCTAACATATTATTCCTTTTTCTTATTAACTCCATCAAATAAATCTTTAAAAAAATCTGGCATATCATTCTTCAAATTTTCTATTTTTTCACATTCAGAACACAAATTATTCTTTAATGCTTTTGCTTTATTGCACCTTTTACATGTTCCAAAAGTAAAATTATCCATTTAATTCTTCCTCTAATTTATCAGCCAATGCTTCTACTACTTTATCTGTAAGAACTTCTCTTATTTGTCCTTTATTATTATATGCATATGTCATTCCTTCTTTTACTGCATCTACTGAATAAGATTTTAATATTGCCTTTATTTTTGCCTTATCCATTTAAACCTCCATGTTGATTATTTCTTCTTTTTCAATTTTTCTAAAATTTTAATTGCAAAACTAATAGCATTGTAAATATATTCACATTTATTTCTTTCTACAGAATTTCGAGAATGTCTTATTAATACATTTATTCTTTTGTATTCCTCCATTTCTTTTAATACTTCGATACAATTTTTAATATTCAAATTATTCCTTAATTCCTTCTAAATAATAAAATGCTGTATGAATTTCACTTCCTTCTACGCATCCTTCTATTTGAGATTTATCAACTTTAACACACAAATCAAATCCTATTTGTTTATTTTCCTTTATTTTATTTCCTTTTTTATCTAATTCATCTGTTTCTACTTTTTCTGTAGGAGCATCAGCTTTTTGTCCTCGCCTTGCTCTTAAAATTAATCTTGAATAATGCATTAAAGCATGTCCACCAGATAATGTTTCTAATTTTATAAATGAACCTAAATCCATTCTTGCTTGACCTATTAATAATACTGCACATTTAGCATCTGCAATATAAGGAGTTGCCATACGGAAAAATTGACTTAACTTTCTTGCTAAAAGAGCCATTGATGAATCTTCTACACTTCGTTCTTTTTCTGCTTTTCCTTCAAATTGTTCATCGTGAGGGCTTAATCCTTGAATAGAATCTAATACTATAACATCTGCTACTTTTTCTTTACATAATTTAATTACTGTATCCATTACTAATTCTGCTGTTGGACATACAACATAAACTAAACTGTTTGTATCTACACCAAATCTTTTAGCCCAAACAGAATCCCATGACCTTTCAACATCTAAATATGCACAGATACGCCCTTCTTTTTGTGCAGTAGCTATTAATTTATATGCAATTGTCGTTTTGCCACAGCCTTTGCTTCCCCAAATAACAGAACAATTACCTTTTATAATACCACCACCTGTTAATTTATCTAAACATCTATATCCAAAAGATTGCCTTCCTTTAATATCTATTGTATTAGCAAAATCTACTTTTGCTCCTGGGATAGTTTTATTAATATCCCTAAGAACAGAATTTAATTTTTCTTTTCTTTCTTTCTGTTCTTTTGTTAGTTCTACAGGTTCTTTTTTCTCTATAATTATTTGTTTTAAACCATCTGATTTATAACCTGGGAGAATTTTTATTTCTTCTTTTATTAATTTCTTTACTTCTGGAGCTTGGTCTAATGCTGTTTTCATTTCTTTTAAAGTTTTATTCTTTTTACCTAAAGCACCTTTAGTCCTTCCCATAATAAATCTCCTTTATATTTTCCATAAATGAAATGGTTGCCAAATTCCGTCATAATTATTATCTTTTAATAAATTTAACATTCTATTTGCCCCAATTACATTCATAGAATGAATATAAAATAAACTTTCTTTTCCTATTTCATTATCAATTATCCATTTTACAAATTGATAACCTGTATTTTCTTCATTTGAATCTTGCCACATTCTTCCGTCTAAATCATGGTCTAAAAGAAATAAGGCAATTCGATTACATAAACAAGTTTCTTTAGCTGTTTGAATATCTGAACAAATAAATAGTTCTTGATTTTTAAATAATTCTTTGAATTTTTCTATTCTATTTGAACTATCTTCAAGCAGCAAAATCTTCATATTTAGCCTTTAATATTCTAAAGAATTCATCTGATTCAATAACAATCCATCTTTTTTTATTTTTATTTTCTAATGCCATTATCGGTATCTTTTTTGTGGAAATTGGTAATTGATTTACCATGTGATTCCATATAGATTCTTTTATTGATATTGATTCTGTATTTCTTTTTTTGCACTCTACATAAAAAATATTATTATTTATATCAGCAATATCATTACCACAGCCAGAACCTCTTGATAGTCTTGCTGTAGGGTCTAATTCTTTTATTTTTTCTAAAATATAATATTCTAATTCTTGTCCTATTTCTTTAGTATTTTTCATTATAATCCTATTTCCAGCCTTTCTTTTTCTTCTATATAATCTTTATCTTCAAAAATTTCATAATAAATATTATATGTTATATCTAAATTTGTATCTGATTCTAAAATTGTTTCATCTAAAATATTTATAATTTGCCCCTGAAGCCAACAATCATTAATAAAATTCCATCTAAATTCTATTATAGTATCTTTTATATCTTTTATTAATAACATATTTGCATCAATTTTAATTGGGTATAATAACATATTATCTCCAGAATAATAAAATATTTGCAGCATTAAATAACAATGCACATAATCTCATTTTTATATCGGGATTGTATAAAGAGACATAACCAAAAGTAATAATCATTCCTATAAACATAATTCTATATAATACCATCTAAATACTCCTTTATAATATCCCCATGACATGCTAAGGGTTTGCAGTAGCAAGCAAGAACTTTATTTTTTAATTTTAGAACTGCATTTTTAAACATTTCATCTATTTCTATTCTATTATAAAAATATTTTTTATATTTTTCTATTACAGCTTTTCTATCTCCATCAATAC